GTTTCCCAGTCACGATCGACCGCACGTTTGCGCCTCCTTAAAAGTCTTATCTAAATTTTTAACAAAATCGGCCCCATCCAGAGCCAATTTTGTAATTAATGTGTCAACGACTTTGCTACTCATTAATCAAGTACCATTTTGGCTGCAGCAATCTTGCGACGAACGTAAATATCCTTTTCTTCCTGGCTTAATCGCTCGAAATCTGCATCGGTTAAATCAAGGGATTCGAAAGCATCAACGAACATAAAATCGCGGTAGGTAACGCCGTGGCGCAACCTCCCGCTCAACTCGGAAAGCTGTTTGGCATGCTTGGAAAACAACATATCCTGAGCTTTAAAGCCCCAGGGCTCTTGCTCATAGTGAATGCGCCAATACGGCAATTCACTCGCAGGAACAAGATCGCCAACAGCAGAAATAGGACAACCAAACAAGACGGCGAGGCGGACCCTGAGTTGTAACTCAGGGTCCAATCTCAGTTTTTTTCCGCTTCTCGTAACGCACCAGGACCAAAGCCGTTAAGCTTTAAAGCCTTATCATAAAGTTCGCGCACCTCCCACGAGCAAAACAAGTCACCCAATAAACGAATATCGCCTGGCTGAATTTCGTAATCAAAGCCGTTTAGGAATTTGATTAGCTGCTCACTCACCGTGAGCACGAATTCATTACCACACTCCTTACGCTTCATCACCTCGTCCATCTGATTCATACTAAAGGCGTGGACAGGAATTTTGTCTTCGCGCCCAGTCAATTCAACTGGATGGGTAAATGCCGTGCGCCCACGCTTAGCTAATTCACTCAAATAATTACTCATAACTAAGAAACTTCCGACCAGTCGGTTTTTCCACTTTGCTGAAAAAACACGATCATTTTTAATTGAGTATTACCTTCCGGCTCCTCCATTACACGACCACTGGGAACCAGTGTGAATTCCGCTTTATCACCGGTGGTGTACTCCACACCCATCTTGAGATTGTCCGTTTCCTCATCATCAATCAAATCCAAGAAAGCCTTATAATCAGCGTTACCAGGCACATGGTTAAAAGTAATTTGTTTTTGCGGGGGCGTTTTCATTCCTTTAATGTACTCACGTACAGTTTTTGAAATTGGCGTTGTTTCAACGAAATCACCCTGCTCCCCCACTTGACCAATATTCAAAGCAGTGTCTAAATATTTTTTCGTGGGCGTTCCGCCGCCAGTCATGTAATAAAGCTTTGAACCAGAACCAAGCTTTGCATTAGTAGCTAATGCCATCATCAAACCCTCAAATTAATACACAATGGAATAGCGCAAAGTGAGACCTGTAAAGCCGCGCTCACGCTCATTTAAATATTCAAACCCCGCATAAATAATTCCCTGCAATACGTCGCCAAAATTGGAGACTGATATTATTTCTTCAATGCGATCGCCAACCTCATCTAACTGATCATCGTCAAGCAAATCTTCAGTGCGATATGAAATAAAAATTTCCGACTGAGTTGAGCTCTGCAACCCCTGATACTCAACACCACCTTCCAATAAAAAAACATTTATGAATTCATTTAATTCACAGCCGTCTACATCACGAGTAGAAAAAATTGAAAATGAGAATTCACTTTCAAGAGCAGCTTTCACAGCATCTCGAATTAATTTACGTTCACTTGGCATATTTACTTAACCTATAGGTGAGCTGGCGAATAAGCTCTCGCTGAAAATCTTGGCGCATGAAGCGTTTGGCTATTGGCAATTGATTATCAAAAAGGGACTGATCAATCTTTATTGTTATTTGCTCAAGTGGATAACGCTCTTTTTGCAACCGCCGCAAAATATAAAATTTGGAAAACTTTCCACTTCCCCGGCCACTGCTCATACCAACGTTAATAAACGCTCCATCGAACTGCTGCCCCGCAACTCTGACACCTCGCTTATTAGTTCCCCTTGTTCGGTTTTTTGTCAGCACAGAGAAGGATAAGAGCCGTGCAGCAGCGATTGGCCGCAAGTAAGATTTAACGTAAGCACGAAGACTTTTGGTGGTTGCTCTGGAAGTAAAGACTTGCTTTTTTAAAATGCCGGTAGGAACTTTCACTTCACGCGATACAGTCCGGGTTACATTGGTTGAGACTTTACTGGTCATTCGATTAAGCGCACTTGCTCCAGCCCGAGGAATCTCTTTTTTTGCGTAATTACCTAACTTACGCTCAAGATTTTTAATTTGAATTGCCAGGGCTAACGACACGAACAAATACCTTTACGACAAAACCGTCATCACTCATCAAGTCGGAAACTTTTAGAGTTTCAGCATCAACGGTTATTAAATTTCCAGCCTTAACTTCACCAACTTCCTGCTTAAGCAAAGTGGCAATATTGCGACGCTCCAATGTCAACCCATTGTCAGCGGGCATTTGTACGTTCCGTTCAACAAGCACCAAAATCGGATCGGTAACGACGCCACCTTTTTCGAAGGTGCCAGCAACACCGCCCAGCAGGCGAAGCTGGGTCCGGGCAGTGCTGTGATGCAAACGATCAAAGTTCACGTTACGCAGCCTTTGGAATCAGGCGTACTGGCGATGGAATACTGGGGCCGCCGGCTTCGGTATACACACCAATAAGCGCGTTACCACTTGCCACGTTGGTAGTGACCTTATTGGTGTTGTCCCAATAAGCTGCAGCAAACTGCGTGTTAGTAATCGCCGCTTTGGGAAGCGAGAACACATCTTCAATAACAGCTTCACCGCTTCCACCGATTGCAACATCGTTGCTATTCACACCAAACAAGGTCGCACTTAACATAACGCCAGCACCCGAAGCCAAAGCTGCAGAAGCAGTGAAGGTAACCGTCCGGCCTTTTTGCACAAAATTTTTCATTCCGAATTCCTCAATAAAAAAAGCGGCATAAGCCGCTTTCTGATGGTGATAAAAATTTAACTATTAAGCCGCGCCAGTGCTTTGCGCAGTACCGCGATAATCCACAAAACCAGCACCGAAATCGTGACGGATTTTCAAGGTCATGCCGTCAACCTCAAAGCCCCAATCCGCCTCAATTACCGGGCCTTCTTCACCTTCAAGGTAGGCGTATTCGATGGCAGGAACCAATGCAGGATCAGCGAACGTCCAGAATGGGTTGTTAGCCACACCATCCAATTGAGTTTCAACAATCAAATCCATGGTGCGCGCAAAGATGTTCACGTCTGAAGTTTTGGAAGGATTAACAATTTCCAGGAACTTGGCAGCTTCCACTTCACGCTCAGAGTTAACAACAAGGAACTTCGGTGCGATATTCAAAGGCTCGCCATCCAACCCCACCATTTGACGGTGAGACTTTTTCAGCTTGGTTGCTGTTGCCTCATCGATGGCAGCACCAGTCACCAGGTTTTTGCGCTTGGCATTCGTTGAATAAACAGGGATACCGTCTCTCAAGCTGGGGTTTGATTTAACCAGGTTCCAAACGATTTTGTTTTCATTACGGCCAGCAAGCAGGCCGACAGTGTTGAAGAAACGAACCAACGCACCCACATCGTCATTGATCATTAACTGGCGAGTAAACGGAAACAGCTTTCCGTAAGTATCCAGCTTGTAGCTGTCATCACTTTCATTCAAAGAACCGGCTTTAAATTCACCGTTCTCACCCACTTTTTCCAGACCGCTACCGCCACCGATTTGCAATGAATGTTTCGCACGGAAATCTTTTGAGGTCGTTTTAACTGCAATCTGTTGATAGGTATTGGGCGCAAGTGCATAAGCATTGCGAAGCACTTTATTGGCGGACTCCTGCAGAATGAGCGGGAAATCACTGGTAGTGTGCATGGCCATTGCAATCAAATCTGAAACAGTTTTTCCGCTAACACTTTCACCAGCATATGCCATCACTTGCTTGATCATATCCATGACGGTAAACGCACGGAATTCTGCACTGACCTGATCCAACTTAAATGTGCCAGGCATTGCGCGATGAAGTAGCGCACCAACTAAGGCACCGCGTAATGCTTCAGCCGTAACACCTGATCCCACTCGAACATGAGTGAAAGACGGTGACCCTTCCTTATCACGCTGCGCCATCGCTTCCAATGCTTTTACACGCGCTTCGGGAACCTTAATACCACTATCAATCCACGCATTTACGATCGCTACGTCGACGCTTGCCTGTACACCTAATTCACGCAACTCCTTAACACGTTGACGCTCTTGAGCGATCGCGGCTTCCGCATCCAGGGGCTGGCCATTTGCTTGAGCGGAAGGCGTAGCATTTTGTACCGGGGGAATTCCCAGGGCGCTTGCGATTGCCCCCAACGTTTGTTCATCGACCTCAGATTCACCATTCAAAATTGCTTCGGTAACTTGAATGCCTTTTTTGGCTAATGCAGCAATAATTTCTGCAGGAGTTTTATAACTATTTTCCAAAGCTGCTGTAATGGCCGGAACAAAATGCCAGCCGCCACCTTTGGCTTTGATTTTAATCTTCATCGTGTTTTCCTCTGTAGTTGATGCGGCGGCCGCCGCGGTAGGTTTAAAAAGTGTTGATGCATAGGCGGCAGGAACTCCCAACGCAGCAATGTGTTTTGCACTTGCCTGAATTGAATAATCACCTGCCAGTTTATCTGCGAGACCGTAATCAATTGCGTCCTGTCCACGGAAATAGTGGTCTTTGCCATCCGCTAAAAGCGCTCTTATTTCATCCATCGTTTTGCCAGTACGATCAGAATAGATTTGCAACAGAGACCCCTCATAAACATCGAGATCATCTGCATAATCACGCAACTGGTTTGCATTGCCGCCGACCATCGCACTCGGTTTATGCAACATGAACAATGCATTGCTCGGGATAATAATTTCGTCGCCGGCCATTGCGATCGCGCTTGCCATGCTCGCTGCAATTCCATCGATATAAACGATGACTTTCTTGCTCGACTGTTTGAGGTTGTTAAACATCGCCAAGCCTTCAGCAACGCTCCCACCTGGTGATTGAATACGCACTACAATTTCACTGCCTGGCATGGCGTTCAATTGCGTAACGATGGACAGCGCATCGAGGCCGTCCCACCATTCCCCAATCACCCCATACAGCAGCAGCTCGCCACTTGCACTAATGCTATTTTTAGTGTCTAAAGCCCCTGCGCTCGCATCGCAAAAAAAGTTATGCGGCTTTTTTAAATTCTTCATCATCTTCTCCAGGAATACCTTTGTCGTTCGTTGATAGATCCACACCCTCTGCAGCATTACCAACTGACTGCATCTGGCCGCTGCTGGTTGTTCGACGAGGATCGATATCGAGCACCAATCCATACTGATCAAACAAATCAATATCTTCTTTGATTTGCTTTAACAGCAATTCAGGGTCAATTCCACGTTCACGACACGCACCCTGGAAGCTATTAAGACCAGCACGAATTTCTTTGATGATTGCGGGAATTTCTGCAGCAGGGTCGAGAATTTCTTTTTTAGGCGGTGTCCAATCGAATGTCACACCAGAGAGGTCATAACCTTTTACTTTCGCCGCCTCCAAGAACCAGCGCTCAATGTTTTTACAAAACTGTGGTATCAACATATTGAATCGCCAGCGATGCACATTGCTAAACATCTGGATGCGGCCCATTTTTCCGCTAGCGAAATTTACTCCACTGTAATCACCGGTAAGCGCTTCATAAGTAATGCCCCAAGCGGTAGCAATAATTCGCTGCTCAGGCACAACAAAGCTCGCGTGATCCGAACTATTAGGCGGGGTGTTAAATGCAATACGTTCATCGCCATTCAACCGTGCAAGCATTCCCGGTTCTAACCGCGAAGGAAGTACATCGCCTTTTGCTGAATCGTTGTCCTCATTAAAAATAAAGCCAGCAATACAGCTGGCCATTTTTTGAAGTTCAAGACGCGCGTCTTGATAATCATCAAGCAGTTTTAATCGCGTGAATGCAGATACACCACGAGGAACACCGCGCATTTGGCCCGGGCGAACCATGTCATAAATGTGCGCAACCTGGTCGGCACTGACCGGCTTTGAGGTAAGTCCATGCACACCTGATTCACCAGGATGACAATCATGGAGAAAATAGACTTGACGAACACCATCACGAACTTGAATCCCCTGGGTTACGGTATCGCCATTTGTTAAAGGGGTATCCTTGGTATGATCCAGGAAATCACCTTCCAGCAGCTGCAGCTTTAATGGAATTCTCATCGTTGGATCATTCACAAATCTGCGAACAACCAACGCTTCCCCACTTAATGATTCTGTTTGCATTGATAAGGCTTGCAATCCAAACAGATTGAGACGGCCATCAAAATCGCACGCGACACTGTTAGCCCACTCAGACATTAATTCATCAGCAAGCTTCTTCTTTTTTTTGCTGGTTGGATGGCTGGCTACTGGCTTAATACCACTACCAACAGTACCCGACACAACGGCCTGCAATGCACTTGCCGCGTAAGGATTATTACGCTGCAGCTCTCTTGCGTTATTGCGCATGAATACCAATGAGCGGCGGGACTCGGCGTTTTGAGTAGTGCCACGTCCACGCATTCCACGACGCCCACGACCTGCAGCATCGTAACCCGCACGAACATCCAGCAAATCAATTGCCTTTCGCGCAAGCGCACGCTTAAGCGCGGCACGGGGTGCGACAGCTTCGATTAGAGATTCCAGCATTTTCATGATTTATTGATACCCGCGATCGTAACCAGATGAGGTGTATGCAGTACGCCGACGACCAGTAATTGAAGCCTTCGCAGTATTTAAAAGGCGCTCCATATCGGCCAATTCCCGGAACTCAGTTTCACGGTCAGCGATCTTTACTTTTTTAACTCCAGATATCATTGCAGCTTCAAGCGCGTCGATATCCGCTTGCGTGTAGGCCATGGTTTACCACCGTGATTCTCTGCGCTGGGTAACGCGCGTTTGATTTGCAATTGGTGCTTCGTCAACTGCAGCAAATAAATCTGCCTGCGTTAATTCCGCCTCTAACTTTTTCCAGTCATCCGGTTTATACAAATGCACGCGGCGAGCTCTCGCGGCGTGAAGGGAATAAACTTCGCAGTCCCACCCTTCGGTACGACGCCCGGCTCTGGGTTGCCAGGTTTTTTTACCAAACTTGTTTGGAATTTTTGCTTCAGCGCACATGTGATCGAAGTAATCCAATCGCACGCCCTTGTAATAATGGAATCGCCCAGCGCCTTTTCCGTTGAGCTTCATGTGACTTGAAAGCCAATCTTTAGCTTTGTTGGTACCCACAATGAAAACTTTCACACCATGCTTATCTGCTTTGGTCGTTTTCTTCGGGTTTTTATGGTCAATCCCTTTCACTTTCGGTGTAACAAAAATTTCTGGATCTCCGTTGCTAGCACCCTTGATCGCCATCACCAACCGGTGCGGGTAAGTCTTGGAGCGCGTTCTCACCCAGTGATAAACCGCATCGCTGGTCGTTCCGTCTGATGAGTCAATACTCACTGCAGAAACATAAACATTCATGCCGCGCTCATGCTGGATCGCACCAAATACAATTTGATCCAGGGCGGCCCACACCGGGTCATTTTTATCAACGCAACCCACCGATGCATAAAGAGCACCGTAATAAACTTGCCAACTTTCTTCCCCTTCACCCCATGCCCGGATAACGAGTTCAACGCGATCGTGTTGAACATCGATGCCACAAGTCAGTAGCAATCCGCTGTAAGGACAAATCAGCTCTTCATGCTGTGAAGACTCATCAGCTTCAGCGCGTTTTTGCAGCGCATCTGCATCGTCACGATCATCATCAAATTCATAAGGGCGGCCTTGCTTGGAATTAACAAAAACAATTTTGTCATTCTCATTACCCAGAGCGCTTTGGTATTCCGCCTGCAGATATGACTTCACGAGCTCCGCCAAACCTGCACCTGGCAAACACACATAAACTTCGTTCAACTCCATGAAGCCAGCAACACCGGAAAACTCTGCAGTTGCTACCCACCCGCAGTTTTCATCACCGGCTTCCATCGCTGCATAAACGGTGTTGCGAATGTTTTCCTTACGCTGGTAATCGTCCCATGCACTACCGCAATGAGGGCACGCGTAAACTGCGGTGTCCGGCAACGCCTTGCCGTATTCTTTGTGCCACTCCTGTTCCGCCTCATCCCAGGTAACGTTGATGAAATCCAGCACATGGGATTCACCACAGTCGTGACAAACAATTGGCAATACACGCTGATCCGATCGCTGGATATATCGCTCAACGCGACTAAACCCTTTAACTTTCGGTGTGCCACCTAAAATGCGTTTCGGGTTGCGCTGGCGTTTGGTCCTCTCCCAAAGCAGCAACACCGAGTCGCCCTGATCCTTTACGTTCTCAGCGGCGTCGTCCGGCTCTTCAACGAAAACAAATTTAGCCGGTGTCGATTTAACATCGCCGATCGCTTTAGAAGTGATTAACTTTAAAAAGCCACCAGGGAAATTTTTATGTAACGCACGGTTACCTGATTTACGCGCGGAAGTTGTATCGATCTTTCCATGAATCCGCGACGTTTCTTTCAGAATCGGAACAAGCTTTTCATCACTGAACGCAAGCGCAGCTTTTTCTGTGGCAAACATGCCAATCATTGCTGATGGCGATACATCAACTCGCTTGAGAATGTGTGCGATCAAAGCTGTAGTCCACGCAACTTGCGCGGCCTTCATGCACACAATTTCCGGAATCCTTGGATTGTCGAAAGCGGCAAATATGCCGTGAAGATATGGGGCGTAATACAGATCGAAATCGCCCGGCGTATCGCTATTTTCTTTCGGTAGTTTTAAATAACTCTCAGACCATTGCGCCGTCGGTATGTCCGGTACCGGCTTCATCGCTGCCATCGCCTGGCGAAGTACGCGCGATAAATTCACGCGACCCGCTGATAACAGATTCGATCGCGGCGCGAAGTGGTTTACTAACATCGTCATCGTCAATAGTTATTGAATACTTTGATTCAATGGCTTCAATGATCCGCTCCTGGGCGGCCATCACGTTAAATTGCACCGCACTGCAAAAGGAATTCATTAGCGGAGCCAAGTCATCCACCAAAATAATTTTTCCAAGTTGCTTTGCGTATTCGAGTTCTTTCAAGTTTGCGGACATTTCAGTTTCGCGGATGCGAACATCGGAAAGGCGCTGGTCTTGCTCTCTGCCTGCAGCTTCGGATCTGAGGCGTTCCAAGTAGGCAATTAACCAATCTGCGTAGGTTCCATTGTCAGGCAATACACCTTTGCCCTTAAGCTGGCTGATCGCTTGCTGCGATACGCCTACCATCAATGCGAATGTGGTCTGGCTCGCTTTTAAATCAGGTTCCGGCCAGCTCATAGAAAACACCAAAAAAAATTACTTTAAAATCAAGCTACTACTACATCCCCCCGATCGTGACTGGGAAAC